TTAGTTACCCTTGCCTGAGCGAGGGAGTGAAAATAAGACTACCGTTTTTTTTGCCCGCACCGTGCGGGCTTTTTTTTCTTTTATTACCTTTACTAACGCCATGTAACGGACAGAATCAACCGTAGCGACGGTGCGTTTCCCTTTCGGGCCGATGCGTAGTGCAGCGTAGAACGCTGGACGGATATCAGACAGGCGCGGCACATGACCTCCTTCTTCTACTGTATTTGTATACAGAGTTTTTGCAGAGGAAGGAGATCATTACGAAGCGGTATAACAATAACTGTTACTGAGGTTTAGCTGGCCAGTTAATGTCAGGAGCAGTGTCAGTGTTAACCCTGTTGATCTGGATACGATATTTTTTCCATGCCAGCAGATCTGCCGCCTCCTTCTCAGTAGCCATATCAAGATCAACCGCATCCTGCCGCCAGGCTATTTCATTATCAGCCTCGCTTCTAAGGGATGAGCGTTGACGCTCAGCCTGTGCAATCAACTGCTCCTTAGTGGGGGACGGAATGTCTACCCAGACCGGCAATCCCTGTGGACCGCCAGCGCGCATTTTTCCATCCGGTGGAAGCTCAATGAAAAATTCCCGGAATACTTCAGCTGGCATTAACACTGCATCATCCGGCCAGGCGCCGGATGCTTTATACAATTCAATGTCACTTTCCGAGTACGCGCCATTTGTATTTGCTGAATAGTAAAATTCGTTCATCGTCCAAACCCTATAATTCTTGCCTTGGCAGAAATCTGCCCCCAGTTATGTAGTTCTACCGCCGAGTTTGAAAACGCGCCCGCAACGATATTTCCCGCTACCGGATTCGCTGAAACAGCGACGGGCAAAGCAAACGCGAACAGACACAGAGTAAATGGATATGTCCAGTACCCCGCACCGGTGGTACCCGCTGATACCTGCCCGGAAGTTTCCAGCCACTGATATTTAAAACCATTGGGTAGTTTCAGATACCCGTTTGAAGAATTGCCAACCAGTTCATAGGCTGACATATCAGGTATCTGGTTTGCGCCTGTCCCTACATCAGCGCTTGTTAAAATCTTACGAACAACGAAAGTTCTGGAACCTAACAAACCGGCGACGCGAACCTGGTAGTAACGGTAATTTGCAGATGTTGTGGTTGAGTACATAACCTCAACATGTCGCGTACCTCCCTCCGGACCATTTACCCTTATAAGGGTGTTATATGTCGGCCCTGGTACATCTAAACCAGCTGGAATGTTTGTCATGTTGCCTGACTGAACCACATACAGCGCGCCTGTAACAAACTCAAATGTTTGCCAGTCAAGGGAGCTAAGTGATTGAAGTATATTTCCAGAAAGACCAATCCCCATGGCATCAAAACCAAGGTTTTTGAGACCATTTTTAGTCGTTAACACTGGTGTCCATTTCGCCGATGGCGGGATACTCCCAATGTTGTCGTCGACAAGAGAAGAATACGTCTCACCGCCACGAACACAGAGGGATCCTTTGTAATACTCCTGGGTTGCGTCCCACTCTGGAATTCCCATCTGGTGCTGGTAAGCAATAAACTGGCTCAGTGCGTACATTGCGGCGTTGAAATCTTCGAGAGAAGGATTCTCCGATGGTCCGACAATTCCCCACCCTCTCAGAAATGCAGCTGTTACCTGCGATGTTAAATCATCTGCCTGTGTTGTCTCGCCAAACAACGTTCGCTCGAGTCCCTGAGCATTAGAACCAAATGCGCGAAGATTCCCTGCATATCTCTCAATCTTAGACATGAATTTTCCTCGAAAAAAAACCGCCCTGGTAGGCGGTGTTAAATTTGCTGGCAAAGCCTCTGGCGGCCGGGTTTCGCGAGAATCCGAAAGTCATTCCGGGGGTCACTTGGTAGAAATAGTCGTAGCGGACACCTGCCGGCTTCGGCAATAGACCGAGCCTGACAATCAGTCTCAGCTCGTCAACCGATACCTGAGAAGAAACGTTTAGGGCGAGCGTCATATCCTGACGGTCCGTGACATACGCCCTGCCGTTAAATGCTGCCTGTATAACGTCCTGCAGACTGACGCGGTCTTCAGACGCGATGGTCGCTGCAGCTGCGTTCCTTGCTATTTTCACTCTCAGAAACCGTCGGTACTCATTATCGCCAAGCTGATAAGGTCCGTAGGCAGGTGCGAATTTGCTGTAGAACGGCGCGCCAGAGTATCCTGGGTTTGATTTACTGGCGAAGCCCGCTGAATTTGTGTGCCCCTGAAATCCAAAAAAAACTTTAGCCAGTGCCTCAGGAACGCTGCGGGGTAATCCAACAATGCGACCTATTACGTCGAGTCGGTAGCCTGTAACGCTATCAAGGTCAAAATTAGACGGGTTTCGTATAAAGTCAGCAATGATCTGCCACTGTGCCAGCATGGCCTTTATTTCGGCCTTTGCTTTGGGCTTCTCCCAGTACTGCTTAATGAGCATCAGTGTGTAGCGGTTAATGATATCGTCATTCACGGGATCACCTCGTCAATATCGATATTGGCTACATCAAGGGTGAATTTTCCCTGAAAGCCAGGGGATAGCTCGGCATCAGTGAAGTCCTCACCATCCATACTTATCTTTAGGTTGGTTAACACGAAATTAACCCGACCAACGCTGTAACCATTTTCGTAAAATTCGTTGGCATCGATACTTTCACCAATGTGCATTACACGCTTTGCCAGTGCTTCTTTCAGAGTGTCAGTATCAACAGGGTCGTCTGTGACCTTTCGTTTAGCGGTCAGTCGGATATGCAGAGGCTTATAGACTGGGCGATCAAACCGGAGGTCATGGGCTATCAGCATGGTCGAGCCATCGGGTCGGACGACGGTCTCAACGTAACGCCCGGTTACGCCCCCCTTTGTTCCCGTACCTCCTCCTTTCTGCTTTACCATGATCTCGACAATTTCTGATACCGCCCCACCCTCTACCACAAGCCATATTGAGTTAGCAGGAATTCCTGTTGTCGCGTCATCAGTCTTTGTATCGTTCTCTCCAATGTTGAGATCAGTTACTCCTGCCAGTTGCGCGACCTTCGCGAATATCGCGCCGGTGCTACCCGTTGCCGGATTCTCAAGAGAGCGATTCCGGCGCTGGCGAAATTGTTCCGGTGTTTCTTCATCCCTGCCGACAACCACTTCAATATCGGAGATGATGTTTATAATGCCTAGTTCAGGAGTCAGTTGAGTAAACGTATCACTAACCAGCCCGGCCACCTTCCCAAAGTTTTGGGCAAAGAACGTCACTGTTGATGTCCCTGCAGGTACTGTTACGTCTTTACCGACAAACCATACCTGGTTGGCCTGATCGCGTACTCGGTAGCCGCTGTATAAAAGAACGGGTCTGTCCGTTGTCACTTTCAGATCCCGTTGAGAGCGCGAACCGGGACGCAGGTAAAGACCATGCAGTTTTGCAATAACCTGCTGCATATCCCCGGTATTAAAATCTGGGTCCATCTGCGAATAAAGCCATTGCAGAGCGGCTTCGATGTCTGTTCTGGCCTGAGCCTCAATAGCGACGCGCTGACCATCCGGAGAATCCTGGTCTAAGTCAATGTCCTGACCGTAAACAACCTTATAGGCATCGCTCAGCGACTGGAACACATCCCTGAATGTATCAATCTCCAGCCCGTTATTATCAAACTGTAGTGCCATCTTTTAGTGCTCCGTTTATCGGGATGGTGATCGACTGATTATCAAAGACGGTTTCAATACGCATTTCTATGTGCTGCTCACGTGTTTTTTTATTAACCAGCATCGATAAATGAATAATTCGCATAACCCCATCCGTTGCCAGCGTTACGCGTTCGATTTCGCGCAGTATTTCCTGCTCGGTGTTTTTCTCCGATAGCAGATATAGCCAGTCGATGTTGTCATCCATATTTAGAGGGTTATCGTTTTTAAAAGACCGCACCCGACACTTCACTTTTTGTGCAATGGCCGCACCGCCGGTAATATAATTCGCCCGCCCGCGACCAAATCCCCAGTCATCATTATTATCCAGTGCTGAAACAATCATGAGATCCCCGTAATGATGCCGTTAGTTACAGTGATTGTTTTTCCATCGTCGCTCCTGAATGAGCCCGTCACACCATCCTTTCCAGCCGTCTGAAGCGTTCCATACCTCATCTGGCCCAGCACCTCACACTCTTCAAGCGTTGTTTTACCCCCAGCCTGCTCCAGGTCTCCGGTGAGATACATCGATCCTGTGTGGTCAGAATCGCCCTGAATCATGCGACGGATGGTCGGGATGCTGATAGCCCGGGCCTGAGGGTTTACTCCGCACAACGCAAACCCGTCAGAGTAGTCGTGCATGCGCATCTCAAGTGGTGATACAAAGTCGCTACCGGCATACCAGGCGTCATAGCAGCGCTCAGAAATAAGGACGAGACAATAATCACCTGTCGAAACTGGCTCAGCAATATAGCTGCCGCCGCCTTGCAGGATAACCGGGGGAACTTCGATAAACTCAGGCAGTTGCTTGCTGTTCCCTTTCACAACCCGGTTAATAACTGGTACACAACTGATTGTTTTAATATTTACAGCGGTGATTTTTGCGACAACAATGGTGTGCACGTCAGCCAGCGCGAATTCGACGCCCAGACTGATAGTGTCGTGAAGTTCTTCGGTCATGTGCTACGCCTGTAAAAAAAACCGCCGAAGCGAGGTTAGATGATGTCCTGCAAGGCCAAAAGATCGCTGAACGCTACACGGTCGTTATCAAGTGAACCTACGGCATCGTTTAGATATAAGGAAAGTCACTCATGGGATTTAAGTTCAGAAAGCGCATAAAAATTGCTCCCGGTATTTCAATTAACATCGGGAAGAGCGGGATCACCAGTGCAACAATCGGTAAGCGTGGAGCATCGCTAAACATCGGAAAGAATGGTGTAAAGGCAACGGCTGGAATCCCTGGCTCTGGATTGTCTTACACGACTGGTAATCTACTCCCCGGGCACAAAGAGACCTCATCTAAACCTGGTGATAGTGAGTCAGGGGAGACCACAGAGCGGCTTGGTTTCTTTGCCAACTCAACGCAATTCGACAACGATCCGAATGAAACGCCAACACCACCATTAAGGCTGGTTTTAACAAACAAACAGTTTAGGAAACTTTCCATAGAGGAAAAAAAGGCATTCAAAGACGCCGGTGGAAAAGTGAGGTTATCTACTGGCGAAAAAATATTTTTAATAGTCGTAATTGTTATTGCTCTGGGCTGGCTTTCACAAAAACATTCCGCAGAAGGTAATAAACCAGAAGTTACGCAGCAAGCTTCAGGTCAAACTAATAAGTAAATATCAACTTAGCCTCAAGAACCCCTACTCAAATTGCAAAATAAAGAAGGTTAATGGCATGCACATGAAAAAAATAATCCTCTCATGCATTTTTCTGTCATCTTTCCCAGCAGCCGCCGGGCCTTATGCAGACATCGCTAAAACAAAATTTGAAAGCGAAATGACACAAGCCATACAATCTCTGGATACGACAGAAGAAAATAAAAACAAAGTGATTGCATCGCTTCCTCAAACTGAAAAAGATCTTCGAGGATTTGTGAGAGACGGACTCAAAGAGAAAAAATCTTGCCTGAAAATAAAGCGTGACTTTATCGCTCACGAAAAATCTTTGCCGCCGGAGGAATCAAGTGGAAACACGGATTTCGATGCAATATTACTTTCAGCGGCGGCAGATTATGTCGCAACCATTTGCCTAGATATGAAATAGTCATTTGACTACTCTGTAATTCACAGCAGGCTGGCAGACAACCTTCTGATACCAGGCCGCCCCGTTATTCTGCCCGCTGGTTTCAATCTGGTAAATCTTATAAACCCCGTTTAACGCGGGGTTCGTTACACTCTCAACTGCGCAAAGACCGCCGATTACCAGCATTGGATTCAGTTTTGTATCGAATACAATCTGCCCTTTTGATGATTTGGCTAAAGTGCTCGAGTCAGTGTCTTTTTTGCCAGCCGGATCCGTATCAGGCTCATTGGTCGGCTTTTTGGCCTTTTTCCCGCCGTCATCCTGCGCGCTAATCTTCGTAGCCTGAGGCGTATTTAGCAGGCCGCTACGCGCATTCACAACCGGGATATTGCCCGAAGTTACCTCATGGCTTTTCAGGATATGGAGGCGTTCATCTTTGATAAAAAAATCTTCATCCGGCGCCAGCATGTCACTAATGATTTTACTGGAACTACCCACCAGAACCTTCGGCCTGATAAGCGCCTGCTGCTTCGTCACCGAACCTTTTTTCGTGTTTGGCATGTCCTGAAGAACGGAGTCGACGACCTGATTTTTCCCGCGTACCGTACGCGATGTGAAGGCGTTGATATAATCGTGTCCACCATCCTCACATTCCAAGCTGACTATATGAATCGGCCCCTCACGTTTTACTGCCCCACTTTTAACCGATCCCTGAAATACCTGTCGCAACCTGCCGTTATAACCGACCTCCAGCCTTACCGGAATATACTTCTCTTCGTCCTCAGCCTTGACCAGTTGCAGACGCGTAGAAGGCTTTAACCCGTTGACGGACACGCTCAGCTTGCCCAGGGATTTTTTGTTGACCGATTCGAGCGCCTTGAAAGATATGGTTATTGGCGGCTGAATAATCACAGCCTGATTGCCGATTCCTACCGTCAGCCGATAGTCACGATAAAAGGTTTCCATTAAGACACATCTCCCCCGCGTATCTCAGACATTTCTTCCGGTGTGATCAGGTACATTTCAATGCGACCACTGGCGAAGTCATCAGCACGATATGGGTCAAGGCCAGAGTTATCAGTGCAAAGCAACGCAATATCGAACGGCCAGTTTTTGTGCCGAAAATGTAGCGTACCCAGCGACAGTTTTACGCCGTCGATGTGATCGCCGTTGTACTCCACGCGCATTTTCCACATTTCAACCGTTGGGAGGTGACGAAGGGTAATTACAGCCTCACCACGGTCAAAAAGCAGGATATGTCGCTGGATGGGCTCATCTGTGATATTTGTTATAAGATCCAAAGACTACCTCCCATAAAGCGATTTCACAGCATCGACTGTTGCTTTCAAGCTAGATTTTTCCTGCCTGGACTTTGTGTTGTCCGCCGGCGTCTGCGCGCCCTTATTCGCCACGCCCGCTGTTTTAGATTTGGCGGCGGGAGAGGGCGATTTAAAGTGTTGCTCAATGGGCGTGGTGGTCAGCTGGGTAAAGTTTATTTTTGTGAATCTGGCTTCAAATCGCGTGTCCTGCGTCTGGTTATCAGTGCCGATTGTCAGTCCGCTGAGAGCCATGTTCTCGTGCGTGCGGTAATCGACCTCCAGCGAAATAAGCTGCTTTCCGTAATAAATAGCTTCCATGAAGTCCAGGAACTGCTCACGAATGCCTTTCGCCCCGCCCTGCACTGGATTACCCACCAGTCCAAAAAGCTCAGCGCCTTTATCCACCAGGCGCTTTGCTTCAAGTATTTTCTGCTCTGCGCGATCGGCGATCTCGTTCATTCGCTGCAACTGCTGCTGAGTTTTTGCGGGTATGTACTCCAGCACTTCGCCGTATTTCGAATAGTCTGGCAGGAGGCTAAATGCGGATCCGGGCTTTGCATCGACATACACATCAGCCACAACGCCGCTGATGGTGATGATAATCGGGCCATTGATAATGTCGTCAGCGGCGTTACTGCCATCCTCCAGCACGTCTACCGGAACCTGAGATGGGTATTCTGTGCCATCATTGACACGGGCAAATAGTGCGAACCCGCCGATCCCCACCTTCGTTACCGTATCTTTCCCGGAAGCCTGCGCCTGCGTAAAACCGTCAAGGATCCCCATTACCTGCCACCTCTCATATAGTGACGCTGTGCTTCACGTTGCTGCTGCTGGCTCCGGTCTACCACTGCGTCACCAGCCGCCACGGCATCAGGCGCTGTAATGTAATTTTGTTGACTGAAGCTGTAAGAGTTGCTAGATGCACCCGCATTTCCCGTGAGACTGAGCGCATCATTTACGCCAGGCATGCCATACGGAATACCGTTCGCCCCCATGCCACCAACACCGCCGCCTGATGGCCCCGTTGGCTGCTCTTCCTCGCTGAAACCAAAGAACGACTTTGTTGCAGTCCATGCATTTGACGCGGCATTACTGATGACATCTCCGATGTACTTACCCAGCCCGGCAAAGAGGTTTTTGGCCCAGTCGATGAATGCGACAAACGGTTTTTTCATTAACTGGACGCTGTTATCAAAGATTTTTACAACGTCACCCCATGCACCTTTGAAGTCGCCGGTTACCACTTTCCAGAGCGCGGAGAACATCAGCTTTGTGTTTTCAATGGCAGTTGTGAATACGCTAACAATGAACTCCCCGGCATCACCGAAAACGTACTTAATCGCGTCCCCGACGACGCCGAAAGCACCGGTGATAAACGCAACAAGGGAATCAAACACATTCTGTGCGTCATTCATCGCATCCTGAAAGTCACCCGTAAACGCGCCTGTGATGAGATGCCACACCATCTTGAACATGGAAGCGATCGCATCAGCCAGCGGTTTAAAGACGTTAATGGCGTAATCGATAAAGGCCATCAGAGCGGCTTTAGCGGCGTTCAGAGCGGGCACTATATCGATGCCCCAGTTATCACTGAAGAAGTCTGCAATTACACTCTGACCATCCGCGCTGATATTTTCGAACTCAAGCATGTCAAACAGCTCGGGCGTATCTAGTTTGACAAGTTCGTGATAGGGCCCGTATCCGGCCTTTGCCAGCGCCAGATACATGCTCATGTCGTCGCTTATGTTCGAGGATTTAACGTAAATTTCTGAACGTCTGGAGCTTCTGAACGTGAGTTCATATTGCTCCCGCCCATAAAAGGCAGGCTGATAACCTGAAGCGCGGTAGTGATTAGCATGATGTAGTCACCGGGGAACGACTCAAAGTGATCCGGCTGCTTTGACAGCTGTACGTCGTCGTACAGCACATAATCAAACATCAGCTTTTCAATTTCTTCGAAGCGCTCGGTATCCAGGAACTCCAGAGACTGACGCGATAATTCGCTGGCAATTCCCGTGAAGAAAGCAAAAACTTTGCGGCGCTTTTTGTGGGTCATAGCGGCAAAATCGTAGCGGTTGCCGTTAATTTCAGCGAAGCCGTCATCGTAAACGGCCTTAATCATCGCCAGCGCTTTTTCCTGCTGCTCTTTTTCTTTTGACATGGTTAACCCTACACGTTGCGAACGACGTTGCGGTACTCAATGGTGTACTCCATGAGTGCGTTGGCGTCCTGGTTGTTTTTGGTCTGGGTCGGCTGAGTAGTGAAAGAGCCGGCCTGAAGATCGTACGTTTCCTTCAGCGCCGCACCATCCCGCACAAACGACTCCTTAATAGAACCGTTGATAATTACCGGAATAGCCGCGTTACGCTGTTGGTTAAGCCACACGTCATCGTTCGAAAACTTCTGAACCCGGAGCACAAGAACATGCACGCCAGCATCCACGCGCCGGGAAATGGTTACACCGTTCTGGGCACTGTTGGCACGGCTGGTTAACGCATTTGACGGCGTCAGCGTGACATAATCCCCCGCCGCGATATCCGTAATGATTCGCCCGTTAAGCACGATAGTGGCGGTATCTGCGCTGATAACAATCTGAGACATTTACCGCTCCTTACTTGTTGAAATTAATAATGATGTCTTCGCTGTGCACGGCGCCGGCATTCTTAACAGCAATTTGCAGCACCGGTGACTTACGCTCCTGGCGGTCTGCGGTTGACTGGTCTTTCAGGTCCCCGGCCAGGACGTAAAATCCGTTCTGTTCGATATTGCGCAGGAACATATCGCGATCGCCGAAGAAATCCGGAAGCGTCCAGGTGCCGGGATTAAAGACGCCGGCACGCACAAACCCGCGAGTGGTTTTCTCCGCACAATCTTCAAGCTGGTCAACGCCGTAGTAGGTCTGCGGTACCTTGGTTGGCGTGGTTTTCAGCAGATTGAAAGAGTCGGTCTGCACGGCGTCCACATAGGCCATGAGGTTATAAACGTTATCCACAAAATCATTCGCGCCGCTGGTCAGAACGCACGGCACATCTTTGATCGTGGTGTAAATGTCCAGGCCCACGCGCTTTGCCTTGTCGATTTCCGTCTGACTGTAATCCTCAGCCGGAACATTCATCGTTTTCAGATGCAGCGTGATGGCCGTGCGTTCGCCATTAAAATTAACGGTGTGCGTTCGCGCCATATAACTGACGCCGAATTTCCGGTTACCAGCCTTGCTGTAGAGCATGCGGAAATTGCTCTGGCTGGCTAGTGTTACCGCCCACGCCGGGTTAGTCGGGTCAACCTCCAGAGCTGCGGCACCGGTAAGCAAATACTCTTTCGACCAGTCCAGGCTATCCATCGTCAGGTTTTCTTTGTTGGCGCTCTGGACCACCGCGAGAATGTCCTGGCTCGTGACGATTACTGTCGGCTCAAAATCAATGGTGGTTTCAGTTCGGGTTTTAAGTTTAACGGGCCGCTCCCAGCCGATTAGCGCGTTGCTCATATCAAGGTCAGATAAATCGCTCACTTACGAACCTCCCATGTAATTGTTCCTCGCAATTGCCCTTTATCAATCAGGATTGCCGACGAACCTTTGGCTTTTTTCGTTGCTTCTGTGATATCTGGCCACGTGCCATACCCCGCCGTTTCAAAGGCTTTCACGCTGATATTCCGCGCAGTGGCTCCTACCAGTTCTAATGCGGTAGTTGCATCCATTTTCCCGGAGCCTACGGCCTCACATGCCTTTTCGATAGCCCGGTTAATTTCCGACTTTTTGAGGGTGAAGGGAGCGCGAAGAAAGGAACGTTCAGGAATGGTTATCTTGTGGGCTGCAGTGAAACCACTAACCGGCCCCATGAACGAATTACGGGTAAAAGTAGCTTTCCCACCAGTTGCCATATAACCCGTACCGCCAGGGTGATCAATTTCAGCACCGAATTCGTGAACCGCCCCGACCTCAATTATCGATGTTCCGTCATCGTGGGTTTTATTTCCCACTTTGCCCGCCGGCAACCCCACGGCGACGTAATGCGTTTTCATCGCTTCCAGGTTCTTCAGGTATTCAGTGGTGATTTTGAGCGTTTCTTCCGGAGTCATAGAAAAATCACTCCCTGTTCATTACCGAATAGCCAGCACATGCACGCCCACCAGCTTACGCAGCCGTAAATACTCCTGGCCGTAACTGCTGGATCCGAAGCCGCCATGGTTTGTGCCCAGACCTGCGTCCGGCGCAGAGTAGCCGACTGACACACCAGCGACAGCGCGGTTTAAGATTGCCTGGGTGGGCTTACCATGATGACTACCTGACGGGCTAAGCGCACCGGAGGTGTACAGAAAATGCGCCGCTAAAGCATGAAGCCCTTGCTCATAGAGCTTGTTCCATACTTTGCGGCTCATCTGGTTTTCTGCATCCTGTAGCGCGGCTGCGATGCGTTCAGGTGAGGTGCTGGCGAATTCGGGGTAACGTGTTTTGAATTCCATGCTACCCCCTTTGATTACTGCGGTGCCGGTGAGGATTTGTAATCGACATAAACAGCGGACTGCGGCTGTTTCCACATTGCGCCACCAAAGGCTGAGCGATATCCGCACTCATAGGTCAGCAGATCGCGCTGCCGTACGGCAAGTAGTTCCGGCATGTGAACTTCCATTTCCACGTAATCCGATTCGTAGGTGTATACCGCCATCCGCGTTTTACCTGCCTTAATGCCGACTGCGTAATTGCTTGGCACTTTGACGAACGAGATGTTAAAGGACTCGTTGCCGGAGGCTTTGCGCAGCGCTGCCATGATGCGATCCATCGCCGCAATCGGCAGCATGTCAGTGCCGACAATGATGGGGTTCGGGTCAAACTTCTGCATGGCGAGCATAAAGTCGCTGGCATCCATAGCGATATTCGTTGGCTGAATTCGGTAGCTGGATTTGCGCCAGGCGACGTTATAGGCATCCAGGACCAGCTTAACAAACTCGTCAGAGCTCATGTCCGCAATGGTTTTGTTGCTGGTATCAGTAATTAACTGGACGTTCTTGCCCGTCAACAGCCCTTCCTGACCTTTCACCCCCTGGTGACCGACATAACCTGCATACTGAATGGTGGCCAGGGCGTTGGCATAAAGATCGTCCTGCTTTTTGGACTGCAAACTGATATTCAGGCGGGCAATCTTTTCCAGCTCCTGCTGTGTCCAGGTGGCTGCTTTAGCCCACTGGCCAACAGGTGCTTTCAGCCATTCGATTTCGCTGTCGATGGTTTTGAGACTGTTGGTTTTATTGCCGATGATGCCGTCTTTAACCGAACCGACCACTTCGGACACGCCGAAATCAACATAGTCCAGCGAGAAATCCAGGCCCTCTTTCACCGGAATGGCCTCACCGATATTGATTTCCGGCAGTTCTTTTTCCTGCAGCTGCATATCACGCTCAGTCAGCGCTTCCTGCAGCACTTCTTCAAATTCTGCGGCTTCCATTGGCATTGGTTATACTCCCGCCGTTTGTTGTACGTAACCCAGGGTGATAGCAACGCAGTTGTTGCCTGCGCTCACGTCTTCAACCCAGTAACCCAGATCGATATTGCCAGCCGCCTCATTGGTGACCTTTCCGGCATCCGCCCCGGTTGCAACGATGTACGCCGTGTCGCCGCGGGCAAAATCAGCGTCTTCAACCGTAAGCGCGCCCACGCAATCACCATGGGAAAAATGTCCGACGTTTACCTGCTTGTTGTGCGGTGCGGCGTCGCCATAAATGTCACGAACCACAATCCCGTGAATACGTGTCCCTGCCGCCAGTGGCATAACGCCACCCTCAGGATTGACGGCGACAAACGTGCCGTATGGCAGTGCGATTTCGGTGCGGTTCTCTTCGCCCCAGACCTTATCGTTGGAGCTGGATGCGCGTTTGATGGAACCCGGTTTAATGGTGCCGCTGGCACCGTCCCAGTCAGTGAATCCAAATGCCATGATTATTTACCCCCAAGGCGTTGAGTTGCGGTTTTGGTGCTTTGTTTCGAGGAGTCGTTGAGCAGGTGAGCACCGATTTCACTACGCGGCTTAGAGGTCGCCTGAATGGCTGCGTAAGCCGCACGTACTTCGCTATCGGTCATTGTTTTGACCTGGGCATCGTTAAATGCCTTAGTGCTCACCAGAACAGCGGCGCGAACGTCACGCGCTGATTTGGCATCGTTGAAATTAACTTTCGGGAATCGGGCTTTTGCGTCAGCAAGCGTAGTGCTGGTTTCATTGCCAGATTTCAGTTGCTCAAGCTCGTCTTCCAGCGCCTTAATCTTCGCTTTAAGATCGGCGTTTTCGGTTTCAAGCGCAGCGATTTTCGTGTCCTTGTCATCGCCACCAGCAGTACCTGGATCTTCATCGGTGGTCACCGGCGCCCCGGTCATGCCTTCCAGTTGTTTCTTGAGGTCTGCGAGTTGCGCCAGCACTTCCTGAGCCTGCGCCGTCGCTTCTTCTGTTCCCTGCCCACTCAAATCTTCCAGAGCTTTTTCCAGTGCGGCGATCATTCCGACCAGTTCATCAGGAGTTAGCGCGGCGCCTTCCGCATCCTTGAGTTTTTTGCCCTTCAGGAAACGCAGGGCATCAGTTAATGTTTTGAACATTGGCTTACCTTTTTTGTCGTTTAACTTACACTGAGGCCCGTAACGCCCCTCTGCCACGCCCGCGACGTGATTGCCGCGAATGTTAATGTGGTAAAACTTCCCGCCACGCTCCACCAGCTCCGCAGGCTCATACCCCACTGAAACCTCACGTATCCCCGTCTCCTCGAGCGTCTCGATTGCCACGGCATCTGTCAGATAAACGTCGCAAACCACCTCACCACCTTCGATGCGTGTGTTAGCAATGTGACCAGATGCCTTGTCTTTATGGTCTGCAGCGGTCACCTCCCCGTCATCGGGGTGAGTAATGGTGAACGGGAGGCCGTTGAAGGAAGCGAGTGTTTCGGGTTTTGACAGTTCGTCGAGGGTGCGGATAACGGTAATTTTTTTGTTGGCATCGCTGCCGGTTAACCCCAGTTCGTGGGCGTAATACTCAATCGGCCCGGCGCGGGTTATCGTCGCAGTAGTAATCACGTACCCCTGCGGTGTTCGTTTCCACTTCATTGATTAATCCCATGAGACGTAAGGGAGAGCGAGGCACCGGCACTGGTAATCTTCACCAGGCTTGCCGATAAATGCTCCGATGGTTGAGCGTTTCTTCCAGGTCTTGCCGCCGTCGTCTGAATAGACTGTTGGATCGGAGTATTTACAAAGCATGCCGTTCAGCACTAAATGGCTGTCCCGTTCACGCTCATCCCCTGTGCCGCTCCACTCGTAAATATCAAGGCCCAGCGCAACGTTCCGGGCTTCCGTGAAGTCAGCGTTAAGTTTTGATGTCTGGTCGCGCGCGATGAATTTCGCACGGCTTCGGGTAACTCCTCCGCGCTCTTTGATAATGTCGATCAGGTTTTCATGGCGGCCGCCGTCCTTCATATTGGCGAAAACCGCTTCGCCGATATCGTGGATAAAATCGGTATGGATGGAGGTGATCAGATCAACGTTGTCACTTACCGCCTTTTCCATTTCCGGCTTTATCGCGCCATCGCCGAGCAAGCCGGTAAGGTCGATTCCAAAAGCCTGGAAGAAAGTGCGCTGCGTCTGTTCTTTGTTCTGAAAGTTCGCACGCGCGACGAACCCGGCAGAGAGCCTTGCGGCGACTTCCTTGATGGAAATGCTCGCCAGGCGCTGCATGACAGCGGCAAGTCGCGCCGTAACAGACAGCGGAGTGGTATCAGGTGCATCAGTCAGGGTAGGCTTGTCCAGCTCTTCAATGTAGGCCTGAACCATTCCGTCAATGAACTCTGTAAGCCGATCCCGGTACCAGACCTCTGCGCGCTTACTCGGTGTTGGGGGGCGCATCCTCCGGCGGCGAGGCTTACGCCGCCCCTGCTGGCGCTCCAGCAGCAGTTTTAGTTCCATAACCACCCCATGAACCAGAATCACCGCCAGTGCTGACGATCCCCTTAATTTCTTCTTCGGTGACCGTCTTCAGCACGCCGCGGTTAATCATCTCTCTGATTGCGACTTCTTCCGTCACGATTGCCGACGTCACCAGCGTATTGAATCCCGTTGCGTACTGGCTGAACCGCGTCGCCTCTTCCGTCTCGTTTATGCTGTCTATCGTGGGATATTCATACGCGAGGGCTTGAGTCACAGACAGCTTGTCCAGAATGAACTTGTCGGTGAACTCCTGCATTGGCCGCAGGCGGGACTCCTGAAGCCCGTTAATCGTTTCGTAGTAAGCTTTGTTGTCCTCTTCGCCACTACTGAATCCGCTGGCCGCCTGACCGAACAGGATCGTTATTGGCCTGTCCAGCGCCCCGGCCAGCACAATCGCCATTTTGCTGATAACGTCCGACAAGCCAGTGAACTGCGCGTTCTTCTGCTCATAGCGCCCCTGCGTCTGCCCGTCGCCAGCATCAATCAGCAGCAGCCCGGTAGAGGATTTGGTTTCCTTCATCACCCTGGCGTACTCGCGTACCTGGCTTTCCTGACCTCCTGCAATCTGGTCATTCATTCCCGGTATAAACAGCACGTCAACGTTAGCCTCCTGGATGGTGTCGCCGGTGCTCAGGATTGCAGTGTCGAAGGTTTTGATGTGCTCATAAGGAGCCTGCAGGTCTGACGTGCCGAACTTCACGCGATCCTTCAGGCTATGCTTGCCAAGTTTTGTCCGGCAGCAACGGGAATGATGAAACTTAAGCTGCTTTGAACCAACATCCAGTTGATAGGTCAGCGGTTCACCAAAATTATCTGAGCGAATATCACTAATGATGTTGCTGTCCGGCGTGTACTCCCCCTTTCGAAACACCAGGAACTTTACGATATCTTCGTTTTGCAAATTGAGGGGGGAGGCGATCTGCTCGTCAGCACAATCAGTGATAGCCACGATTAACGAATCACCCAGCAGGGATGCCCACCCCAGCGCGCTGTGAAAGACGGCATTCAGTTTCAGCTCTTTCTCAGCATCAGCAATGCGTTGAGTTATTGAGCTGTCAACGTCGCCCGAAAACTTGCGGGGCAGCTTAAGCATGTCATCCGCTGTTTTGTTGATGTACTTTTTCACTACCCACGATTGTTTATACATCGCGAGTAGTTCTTTATCCGGTATGTCGCGCTTACTGCTGCTGTACCGCACCGCGCCGATCTTCTCGCCGAGCGAAGTCATTAAGCTGACCAGGCCATCATTAAGACGACCAACGATATTTTTTTTCGCCATTACATGATGTCCAGGGGGCTGAGTGTTTTTCTCTGATACAGATCCCGAAGTGCCTGCGTCATGCCATCGACCTGGTCGTCGTTAGCACCGACAGGGAAAGTGGTAATTTCTTCGACAAAATCCGTTATCCATGGGGCAATGTCTTTATGAGGAAGGAAAACGTTACCGGCTTCCCATACCGCGGTTACGGCATGCGCACGCGCCACCTTGCTGCCATCAGGTTCGACAGGAATAAGCCCGGGCACGGTGTTTTTCAGGGCATCGATAACCGCCGGGCCGTTGGCCTTATCCTCCACCAGCTTACGCAGACCTTTGGGAAATTCATCTGCCGTGCGCTTAACGGCTTTGAGCGTTGCGGTGAAACTCATGCGGGCGCGAACCTGGTGAAGCAGGTAGGCGTTGGCACCCTTCTTGCCCCATACCTGGCCGACGACAAAGTCGGTGCCTTCGCTGTCCTTAAACGTCATATCCCAGCTGTGAACGACGGTATCGAAGCTGGTTGGTAAATCTTTTGGCAGGTAATACCGGATCCAGTCATCTTTGAAGATTGAGCCACCAGCCTGTTTCGGTGACTGCTGGTACATTGCAGACCAGAAGTAATCCCCGAGGATGGCTTTGGTTTCGAGCAGTTTCTCTTTCGGGTGCAGCTCTGGCACCAGCGCCTCGCCCTGCTCGTTGATCGCAGGGAACGCCAGCACTTTAGCTCGTGGCGTGATTTCCACTACACGCCCGGAAAGGTCATCCGTCGCCCAGCGGGTCGCCATGATGATTTCGCCGCTGTTCTTCGACAGGCGCGTTTTAAATGTGGAAACGTACCAGTTCCAGATCGACTTCTTTGTCGTCGGGCTGAGTGCTTCTTTGGCGTTTTTTATCGGGTCATCGATGATACCTAGATCGATTTTTTTACCAGTCAACGGGCCGCCTACACCCGCGCAGACATACGTCCCTTTATGATTAGCGATACCGAATTCATCAGTATTGCGCTTTACAGCAACACCGTCTGCGGGCTTATTGCCCAGCCATGAACCCGGAAATAAGTTGCGGTATTCAGGCGTGGACATAATGCGCTGAACATCGGCGTTCATATCACCGGCCAGATCAGCAGAGTACGACAGCGCGCCCACGCGCATTTCCGGGTACTTGCCGAAGAAATAAGCTGACAGGTAACGCGAGACGATATCCGATTTACCGTGCTGAGGTGGCGCGCCCAGTATCAGTATCGGTCGAACGCCGTTCATCATATCCAACAGGAACCGGTCCAGAGCGTCACAAACCGTCTGCGAGAACGCGCTGGTGATGTATTCCGGATTTATATACTGAATGAAGTTGTGAAGACTGGCCCGCGCCTCGCGACGTTTGAGTAACTCTGCCGCAGCTTCCTGCTTACTTACTACCGATAATGGCGGCGAGCTGCTCATCAGTCAGATCCTCCGCGCTTACTGTGTGATTATGCTGTATGGGCTCACCATCCTTTCCTGTATGCTCCAGCTTCTGCCTGTTCGTGTAGGCATCACCAACCTCTTTAGCTGCCTGCTCCATCAATGACGCTGCCAGCGCCATATTCCGCATTGTCTCGGCCTTCGTCATCATTCGGTCGAGGGCGCGCAGCCGGTACGCCTTGTTGGCGATCGGGATGTCGGCGATCTCGTTCTGGAAACGGGTGCGGGTGGCGTTGAACATTTCTACCCAGCGCGACGCTAACGCTTTTCCACTGGCCTTCGTGGGGTCGTAGGCTTCGACCTGCTGGCGGGTAATCTTTACCTTAAATTCTGCCTGGACAGACTCAACAACCTGAGAGGGAGTATCGAAGCACGCAAGCGCCTGAACTATGTAGGCTTTCACATCATTTTTTAGAGCCGCCATAATTCACCATTCGTCCAGGTCAGTCCAGGTAATCAAGCCAGTTTAAGCATGCACGTCCCGCACGCCCTGGCGATATCAAGGTGAGCCACTTCCGCAGGCCTGTTTGCTGCGTCCACCAGTTGTTGCACATCGTGACTTGCTCCATAGCGGCGAACGACGCCAACGAACTCTTCCACATCGTGGCCGCGCAGTTTTAGTTTGGGTAATCCACTGTCCCGGTAGAATTTCGGCGCACCGAATTCATCAGTTTCCTGTGCAATGTGGTACAGCTCATGCTCCACCAGCGCGCAGAACTCAAGATCGGAACACTGAGCGCAGTAATCAGCCGCCAGGGTGATGATGAAATCCGGTATACGACCGAACCATTCGTACATCTGTTGTTCCATCCGGGCCTTTTGCCATCCACCAGCGCGAATCATCACCTCTTCGCACTGGCCCAGTACCGTTCGCCCCTTCTTCGTGAATGCATTCGAAGCCCACATGAAGACGATGTCAGCTTCCAGTAGATGGAAATGGTCAGGGTTATGCAACATACCCTCTTCGCTGATTATGTGTGAGTGCAGCCAATCATGGACGCCGTCAGCAGGGATAAGTCGGATGTAAGGTTTGAAGTCCGGGTTATCGATAAACAGAAGTGGCGGATATGGCCGTTGCATTGGGCTTTCAACCATAGTGACACCTTAATTATTGAGGCACGTACGAGGCGCATAAAAAAACACCAGCATAAGCTGGTGGTTTGTTTTACCTGATATGGATGTTAATCAAAGCCCCCCCTTTTTATGAGATATTTCCCATACAGGATATTTACAGTTCCTTTACATTAGTAGCGTAACGAATATGCATTTGCATGCTCTAAGCAACAGACTGGATTTCATGTTGCTTAGAGTTTTTTCTTTTAATTCCTGATGATCTATCTCGCAAGCGGTAACAGCCTCCCGTGAAACCTATAACTGGTACTCTACCAGTTTAAGATAGGCGGCAAGCGCCTCTGCGGACGAAACATATCTGTCTGACGCAACATGGATTGCAGCCACGCTCCCGTTAGGTAGCGTAAACATTGCAACCCTGACAGGAAGCTTCAGTGCATTACCCTTCTCACGCACATATGTCATCCATTCAGTACCGGCAGGTATCTGAATCAGTTCAACTGGTTTTTTTCCAATAAAAAAAAGTACATTCACCATGGTTGCTTTTCCTGTATGCCCGGGCGCACAGCATATATGAATCCGGCAGATCGCACCCCGTACAAACGAAACATGGTAAAGATTAAGCTAAAAATTTAAATTTGTTCCGGCAGATCCACACCTGTCTGTCTGGTTCAGAGCGCGAAGTCGCAGGTTCCGCCAGGATAACTCCTCAACTTAACTTACTGACTTGCAACGTTTACAACAGGAGCCATACTGATAATGCCTGCCGAACCGGGAAGCCATCTCCGTGGCTGCCCTTGTTCTTTGAGAAGATGATGTGTTTGCACTATCTCCTTCGCCTCCTGTTGGAGGCTTTTTTTTATATTTTTTTGCTGCGTTGATGTTGTGAGGCACCAGCCAGCCTTTGCATAAACTGCACTGCTGACCGTAAATAACCCGACCGGGTGCTTCCTTTAAAGTATTTCTTGCAGGCTGGTGCAATATAGATATATTTCACGATCCCTGAACCAGAAAGGCATTTTATATGAAACACTTAATCGCTGATTTAATCGAAAAGATTGCTGATCAGGAAGCATCCAAAAAAGAATCCCTTGCCCGGCTGGATGCCCTGAAAATTGTTGTCACGGCTTTGTTCGCTAAGCTTGACTCGCAAACAAAAGATGCCATTCGGGAACACATCACCGATGCCTTTGAGAAATTAGCTGAGGAAAATTCATCAGACCTGGCCGATCTGGAACGACTGAAAGAAGCCACATCTGACTTACTGAGCCGAAAAATAGTTCTGCCGTCGTTCCCTGCCGAAACGGTGAGCTCACGGGATCCCCGCTGATAAAGCACGGTAAACTCTTTTTTAATTCAGGCACTGTGCCCTGATGTAGTCCTGCAAATACTTCAGGGCTTTCTGGTCGCGGATGATTCCGGAACGGATACCGAGAATGTTTCGTCCAGCAACGTCAGAGAGTTCGACGGTTCCTGCATCGCCCACGCT